GCATCTGCTCGAGACTTGGCGGCATCTGATTCTAACTTGGCATTGTCTACATTAAACTTTTTTTGTAGATCTAATTTTTGTTTGTTAAGTTCATTTAACAACAATACATCAGTCTGCGTTCTTCGCTCAGGTGGCTTGTTTTGTATTTGGGCTATCTGGTCATCTAGACGCTTAATTTGATTAAGTTCTTCATCTACACTTTTTTTGACATCTACCTTGCCAATGTCTTTTAGATAATCAAAGAAATTACTAATACCCTGTGCGGCGGCATTCCAGGCTCTGCCCAGATATCCTACCTGCACTGTCTGCTCACCTAATTTGGCATTGAATGCCTTCATGTTTTCTGCTATGGCATCCTGTGTTTTGCCCTGTTTAAATAAATTATCTATATGTATGAACTGTGCCGCACTTAAATAGTGCAATTGTTCATTCATTTCTTTAACACCGCCAATGCCATGTGTTAGAGATTTAACAAATTCTTTTTCTACTTTGTCAGCAGATTCACCACTAAGGTTACTGAAAGTCTTAATAGCCTTGGCTGTTTCTGTGAAAGCTTCACCAGTAAATCTACCCGATCCTGCCAGGGAATTTAGAACTCCATGCATGTCGCCTATGGTTACGCTACCACCAACCATGCTCTTGGCCATACCATCTATTTCACCTGCTGTCATGCCAGCAAAGTTGCCAGTTAAGGTTAGGCTATTTCTTAATTTACTTAACTCGCTTGATCCCTTGGCTATTTCATATACGGTTCCTGCAACAACTACGCCCAAGGCAACCAAGGCACCAGTTGGTGTCATAGCACTTGCCGCTAATGCTTTTAGTGCATCAGTATTTTTTAATAGATCAACACCCTGAGCACTAAAGGATCTAAAGGCATTGCGACCTTCAGCCAAGTCTTGAATAAGTTGGATCAAATGTCCTCGAGCACCTGCGGCTTTACGGCCCATTTCGTCAAGACCTTTACCCGATTCATTGGTGGCGTTGACTGTGGCTTGGGCGCTGGCTTCAAATTCTCTATTGGCCTGCGTTAATTGTTTAAGTGTGCTTATGGCGGCTGAGCCATCAACTTCAATTTTAACGGTAGTGTCTGCCATTATAATTTCCTCATGTATTCTTTAATTCTTTGATCAACAAATTTTTTTACTTTGTCATCAAAGGTATTTGCTGCCAATTGTTTACTCCAACCTTGATGCAATAATCGCTCTGCATAATCATAATCAGCATGAATGGTAGTGTCGTTATTATAACGAGTATGTTCCCTAGCATTACCTTTGTCTATTGGAGTTATGCTGACCACAAAAGGAAAAAGTTCACCAGTGACCACTTTAGGCATCTTGGCAATTTTATCTAATCGCTGTTGTAATGTACTGGTGAACTTTGACTCTTTCATGTTTTTATTTTCCCATTATCTTTTTAAAATCTTCCACCTTTAGATTCTTTGTCAATATCTTAGCACGCTGTTCGGGCGTGGCCCTCTGATACTCATCCCAAGAACTCTTGATATCCAGGGCCACCATATCAAATATCGTGGCTCTTTCTGCGACCTCACTGGGCAATAGATGATATTGTTCAGCAATAGTCGCGCACAACATTAGATACTGTTGCTCTCCAGAGGGGCTGTCTGGGTCGAGATCTTGGTCTTTGATTTTACCAAATATTCAGTGATCCTAGTCAAGATATGTTCATATACATCATGTTGGATCACATCATCTGATGTCTTTAATAAAGGTTGTCCAGCTTCATCCTTAAGGATGCTTTTGGCTAATTCATCTATATTTTCTGATTGACTTTCCACAATGGCCTTAATCCAGTCATTGTAAAATTTAATTGAAGGATAGCGTGTGATATAGACAAAGTCCTGTTCAGCCATCTCGATAACTTGACTATCTGTCAAGTCTAATTTGATTATTTCGTTTTTGTTTTTGATTAAACTCATATCTTCATACCTTTGTTTTGATGTAATGTAATAGTGCCAGAATAAATTTCTGTCTATTCTCTACTTTGTCTAGATCATCTTGTGCATGGCGCACTTCTGCTAGACTCTTAGCCACTTCAGCCTCTAGGCTAACGACTAAATCTTTGAGATTGTGGTCTTTAAAATCCATATCTTCATATCCTTATTCAGTAATATTTACTCAAGACAAGGGGAACCCTATTGGATTCCCCATGTTTTTACCCAATTGCTTAGGCTGTTGTGTATTGACTATCAACTTCGATAATCAATGGTGTGATCCAAACCGGTTGGTCTGGAGTTACCTTAGGTGCTAGACCTGATAGATAACCTTGACCTCTAACTTGGTTGCTTGTACCGCCGCCCCAACCAAATTGGAAGTAGATTAATTCCTTTTGATTAGATAGGTTAAACAATCCCTGGCTGTAGGCTGACGCACTGGTATTAACAGTAGGCCATGTCTGTCCATAGAAGTTGTCGTCATCAAGTACCAATGTTAGGTTGATTGAGTTTGTTGCTGGTGTTACCGCGACCTTTTGTCCTAGACTATCCAACTGTTTCCATCTGAACACGCCATTATTATTTGTAATGGTCACATCTTGCAGGGCTTTAACTGTAAGATTTGTTGCAGTGGAAAAAGCAGAGCTGGTGCTCAATGTTAGTGTAACAAAATTTGCGAATGCTGAAACATTAATGTTTGCCATCTTTTTTTCCTTTTATATGATTTGTAATCTTGTGAGATCAAATATGATACGATAGCGTTCGCTATTTTTTACATATTGCTGTTCCTTGGTCATTTCCCTTAAGAAATATCCATTGCTGGTAAAAACTGGTTGATCAATTATATAATCAAATAAAGCAAGTGTGTTTACAATATAAGGATTATCTTGTTCAGAAATTAAATACATTTCAATTCTATCTTTAACTGAATAGACCCAACCACCGGTTGTTACACCTGGTGAATTTTTAAGTCTATCCAATTGATATACAGTTGCAACATATATTCCTTCACTGACTTTGTTTTGATCAGATGGAAAATTGGTGAAAACTTCCAGGGTCGCCCCTGGTGCGAGTTCATCACCAGCCAATACCAAATTTCTAATTGCGGTCGCAACATCATCTTTAGTGATCTGCGGCCCAATCTGGCCAAATGGAGTATATCCATTAACACCAGCCATTAGAAATATCTCCTATCGCCTTCGAAGAAGTTAGGATCAGCCAACCAACTTTGTTGATAAATTCCGATTTCCCCAAACCCTCTTAGGTCATAGAAATAACTTTCTTGAATAGCCTTTTGCCATTCTTCTTCAAAACGCCTACGAGCAAACTGATAGTTGGCCGCATCTTTTTCATTGATGTTGCTGTTGTCTGTAACAATAGTAGAGTAAAAAATTTCCGCTACTTTGAAACATTCTAAGCGAACCAATGTTTGATTGACCTTGACCAATTGTGCAGGCGTAAATGCTGTGACTGTCTGACCTGTCTTTTGGCTTTGTTGATAGTAGAACGCACCAAGAGTGCGTTCTACATACAAAGGCCACCAGCCAAATTCAAACATGTTCAACATTTCTATTGAAGCCTTGGGATAGTACAAGGAATCTAACAAATAATCTACATCTTCATTTGAATACACTTGTTGCATTCGACGATAGGCCGCACGATCATAAAACGACATGTCGCACATACCTGGAAGCATTCCAGGACTGTTGCCACTAGTCGCCGCAGATATGCGATTTACTCCGCCTGGTTGAAGTGTAGGATCAGTATAGTTTAGAAAACTTGCTATTGCCATATTCTTTCTCCAAGTAAGGGGTCAACCTTGTGAGTCAACCCCCAATGATTACGCAATGTTAATTGCCAATCCGCGAGCCTGGCTTGTTACACCAGAACCAAAGTAGCCAAGACCTGTAATCCAAGTCTGTAGACCACCGTCCTTGTCACCCATGCTGATGTCTAGACCCTTAACCATGACAGTTGTCAAGGCCTGTGGACCAATAGCGGCACCAACGCTAGATGCAGTTACAGCATTACCATCAATCCAACGACCGCTTACGCTAGTTTGTAGGAATGTTGAGAAGATAACTGTGCAACCATATAGGTTACGCAACATACCA